TTTGCAAAGCGTTTGGTCGAGGACATTGCTGTACTGTCAAACACCCGCTGCATTTTGTTTTTGCCAGGCGTTTTGCCTTCCCAATATCCGCCATAAAGGTTGCGCTGGGGCAGGGCATATTCGTAACAATCTTCATATATTGATCTAAATTCTTCTTTACGCGCCTGTGCCTTAGCTTCGCGCTGCATGACTTCTTTTACGTTTAGCTTAGGCATTCTTGTTCCTCTTACTTATGGCCGCTGCCTTCTTACGCGCATCTGCTTTTGACGAAGCACCCCAGGCACGGAGGGATAGTAGCAGCCGGGTGGGATTACCCCGACTATCGCGCTCCGGCCCAGGGTTCCCCGCCATCCGAGCCAGGAAGGACGCCCGACGAGGATTGTCGCCTTTCTTCACCGGAGGTTTCAGGTTCGATCCTGATTTCCGTTTGAAGTAGGCCCGACCAGCGGCGTTCAGACCGCCTTTAGGATTTTGATGTGCTTTTTTTACCACGAGGTGCAGCCTTCTTAGGTTTAGTTGCTTTCGGTTTTGGCTCAGGTTTTTCCTCGACCTGGACCTCAACAACTTTGCGATACACGCGATTATCTTCTTTGATCTTTGTCATGTCAGTTTCAAAAGCTTCATATACCGCTTGCGCAGTGTAATCCGTCTTTCGCCCTTTGCTTTTTCAAATTTTTTCCGTGCGGCCTGGCCTTCTTTGCGCCGTTTCTCTAGCGCTATTTCTTCAGGTGTTGGCCCTGGGGTTGGCTCTACCGCTGGCCTTGCTCGATCTCGCTCAGATGATCTATTCATACGCTCAACCGCCTCTTGCGATTTCTTGCTGCGCTTTGGCAAATCACGATAGTACGCTGCATTCTTAGGCTTGATACCAAGATCCATCTTAATATCATCCATCATGGAATTTTTTGGTGCGCTTGCGATTGCGTCAAGACTTACATACCCGCTAGACCCGACAGCACTCTTTGTTGAAGAAAAACTAGCGGTCGATGTCGGCTTAGACTTAGGCTTCGTTATCGATTTAAAGATAGCGCCTAAAAGCATTTTAGTTACCGCCTAACTTAGTGCGCGTAGATCCAAGTGCGCCCGGTCCCTCTTGCCTCATCGGCGAGAACAGCAACCGCATTCCACCGCTACGCATACGTCTGCGCCGCTTCTGCACACCCTTCATTTCTTTTACCTCTTGGGCTTCCGCACGTTCTGCCTGGCGCTCCTGGACTTGTTCAACCTTTTTCTGTGGGGTTGGGGCCGGTGCTGGTGCTGGTGCTGGTGCCGATTTACGACCAAATATTCCACCCATTATTCAAACCTCGCCATAGATAAATAGTCGGCCCCCTCTGGGCCATACTTCCTTAACTTGCACTCTACCTCAAAATGTAGTGCCTTGGCAAACCTTAACGCTACCATATGTTGATCTTTTACGAAAATTTGCATCCTAGCGATATCGTAGCCCTCGAAAGCCTGGGCAAGTGTAGCTCTAGCGCCGACTAAAGTTGTCCTGGCGTGGCGGTCTAGTCCTTCGCCTGGAATAAACCAGCACTCAACTACTCCAGGCCAGATCTGACGCAGCCCATAACAGGCAACGACTTTGCCTCGACCGATCGCGGTCCAGGACCATCCCAGTTCAGAATTATCATAGACATAATCTCGATAACCAGGAATGACGCGCTCATACTCTTGTTCGTGCGGTCCTAGCTTCAACATAAACAAATGTTCGTATTGGAGCGGCACAATTTGTTCATCGGGCCGGGTTTGAAACGTTGGGAGCTGAATAAGTGACATCAGAAGATATTAAAGTCAGTGTTTGCTGTCATGGCCGGAGCCTGGGCAAATCCGCTGCCGTAAGTTCCCCGGCGCAATCGACGTTGTTCCCCGCCACCCAGCATCAGATACCCGAACGCATCCCCGCAGTGTGAATGTTCGTTCTTTACTGGCGCGTCCTTGAACCGTTCTTGCCCGGCGCCCAGGGATTGGCGCTTGAAAAAATAGCCGCCGCTCAGAGATTTACGCAGACGAATGCACTTTTTATCGACCATCAGTCCAGGTTTCGAGTTTACCAGGCGTGACATTGGCCCGGCCCCGGCTTCCCGGCGTACCTGAAAGGCGTTACTTTCTGTCGGCTGCGCCTTAAATCCAATCGATCGAAGGTGATCGAAGGCCGTTACCTCGTAGATCTCGTCGCGTTTATTACCCGCAGGGTCGCCCCAGATCATTATTTCGTGTTTGTTATATCGCTCCGCGATACGGCCTAGAAGTTCTTGGCCAAATCTTTCCAGGCCCATATCAAACGTCACAAGCTCATCGATGATCCGCCAAGATCCCGCCGTGGTTCTCTGCCCAAAGATCGCAGCCGGGGTTAGACCGAAGTCAACACCGATCTGTATCGGGTAATATGGATCTACCTCGACATCCCCAGACATAAGTTCATCGTCATACTCTGGCCATACGGGGCGCCCCTCCTGGACAAATGTGTACATGCCTTGCGCATAACACCTGATCCAATCGGCATTCTTACCGCCAAGTAGCTGTTGATAGTATCCAGGCGGGAGATTGTTGCTGTTTTCCGCGTTGGGATTAACTTGCCACCATTTACCACCAGAGAATACAAATCCTTGCGCATCCGGGTTTTCCTTTGGGATATCTTCTTTCTTGGGAAGTATAACGCCGCCGGGCTGTCGAAAGAATGACCAGGCAAATTTCCCGGTGATAGGATTTTTCTCTGCAAGCTCATGCCACCAGTGATCGCTATCAGGCGGGTTGGTATCCATCCAGATCCCGTACCAGGTGGGGCCGCCATCGGATTTTGTGGGATATCGCCCGACCCGGTGCGTCAATCCATCGATCACGGCCTTGGGAAGCTCTCGAGCCTCGTTCACCCAAGCACCCGTAAGTTCCAGGGACAACAGTTTCCGCACATCTTGCGGCGAAGAAAGCGCCATGAATATCACTTCACAATCGATCCCAGGAATATCTCCCCTGGTCGGAATACGAATGTGGTGCGAAATCGGCGGCTGCCAGCGCATCGATCCCCAGGTGTCCTCGGGAAATAGCTCTTGCCAGGTCTTGATGGTGGTCGTGCGCAGCTCGGGATAAGTATTACGAACAATAACAAATCGGGTATAGCGTATTCCGTCGCGCGGGCTGGGTTGTTGCCTAACCGCCCTAAGCATTATCTCGGCTGCGCAACCATAGGATTTACCCGATCCAACTGGACCCATCAACCCCCTAACGAAACTATCGTCATGTAAAAATTTCCAAACAGTCGGACTGTTCTCGAAATTCAAATCAAGGCTGGGGATCTCTGACATATTCACCATCCAATCCCTTACGGGCTAACATTGCATAGAACTCGACGCCCTCACTAACCAGGGCAACACGCTCGATCTCCTCGAGGCAAGCTTCGAGTTCCTTCACACGTTCCTCAAGAGTTTTCGTCATCTACCACCTCGGCATATTCTGTGGTTGCCGGACCCTTCATGTTGATCCCAACAATCGAGGGCTTGTCGCTTTCTTTCTCAGGATTATCCAAGAACCCAGCCGCCTTAGCCAGGACACGCAACACCGCAACCTTATCATGCATTTCAATCGCAACCCGGCCATCAGGCATCGGCGTGATCTTCTTGATCGCTCTCAATGCATAATCCGGGATATCTTCCTGTTTCTTCATCGTACCATCGAGGTTCATAATCTCAGTGATCGATGTGGTCCCAAGAGCTATTAGCTCCTGGGCAACGGCTTCTTTGTGGTTCTCTAATGTCTCACTCGTCTTAATTCGACGCTGCGCAACACGGATACCACCAAAGCGGCCAATCGGGGTTTGCCGCGTCCGGGCCATTAGAACGGTATAGCATCGTCCATGTCAGACGAACTACTTTGCTGCGAAGATTGCTGCGGCTTTTGACCAGGACCAGATCCATCATCCTCGAAAAGATTAATCCAGACCTCGCCGTTCTCATCAGGCAACGGCAGCGCATTCAGCTTAATCCGCGTTCCCTTGCTATCAGACCAGCCAATGCCCAGGCGAACCCAATCAGTCTTGTCCGGATCACTGCGGCGTTTCTGTGGCTGTACCACTCTCAATGTTTTTTTCATAACTCGTCCTTCCTGTTTCACAGTCGATAAATCTCCTGTTGAGTGTTTAAGGTATCGCACAAGCAGCCCGAAAATTCCAGAAAATATTTTTGTGGGGGACTGCACACATACACGCGGGGGTGGGGGGCCAGGGGTGCCTGTTTGCAGATCGCCTCACATGCAAGAACTGCGATGTTAGCGCTATTAACGGATAATGTCGATTATGTTAAATTTGTTATTAAATGATATCAATGACTTAGCCATTTTGCTCAACCTCTAGTAGATCTGACCGCTTTCTGAAACAGGCTTTTCGCGTCCTGGTTGTAGGATCTGGCCTTCCTGGTGGTCACGCGATCGACCGGGTTGGTGAAGTATCCGATCCCTCGAGCGTAGTCCCGGTGCTTATCCCGGCAGTATTCCCAGTGATCCTGGAGGATCTTGGCCCATTTCTCCCTGGTCAGACCGTTCCTGATCCACTGAGACATCACATCGATGTCACGATCATTGATAATTCTCGGAGTTCCAAAACTTTCAGCAGATCTCAAAAACATTACACAAAACTGTCTAGCCTCATCACTATAATAGTTAATACTCTTATCGTTATATGGTTCGTTAGTGTAACCTAATGGTGTTACACCCCCTGTAACCTCAGATGTTACACCCCCCTCTGACTTATCCACAGGCTGATCTGGTTTAGCTTTAGCCTCTGCTTTGAACTGATTGGCTGCTTGTCTGCGCTGTTCTTCGAGTGTGATCTGTTGTCCGGCTGTTAGGTTTGCTTTGGCTTCCTGGCTGTCCTTGGGAGCGTTCTTAAATACGACTTTGAGGGACTTGGTGGTCTGCCATTTGTTCAGGGCTTTCTCCTCGACCAGGTAACCGTATTCTTTGAGCTTCTTGATTTGCCTGGCAACGGCTGGTCTGGACACGCCCAGCTCTTGTGCAATCCTTCCCTGGCTTACCCATGTGACGCCCAGGTACGATCTTAACCACGTTATCGATGTCTGGCCTACCTGGTATGACTTCCCCTCGTGTAGCAGCCTCTCTGCGCTTCTTAGACCATGACTTGGGGATCTCGAACTGTGCCAGGACATGCACCGCGCATTGCCCGGTTGCTGGTTCATAGCCCAGATCTTGCATTGCATCAGATGCAGCGGCGGCCAATCGATGTTCGTATTCCTTGGTTTTGGCTGGCGTGTAAGCTCTGCCTTGCCTGGTGAAACGTGGACGGCCTTTTCCTACGGGTTGGCCTCTGACCCAGAAATCAACCCTGGGCATTGCGCTCGAGCCAATCGATCACATCGATCTGTTCCTCATGTTCCTGGTACGGAACCGGGGCAACGCTTGGCCGAGGCTTCCCCAGGTAATTATCGATCAGATCCGTAAGAACCATTGCAGCACTCACACCCTGCTCTCGAGCCTCACCCATCAATCGGTCCTTTACTGGCCGAGGCAATCGGCAATGAAATGCTGTGAGATCCTCAGATGTTTGACGTTTGGTTGACATATCGATTCCTTTCCTAAGTGCGACATTCTGCCACAGTATTAACGATATCGGTTTACAATGCGATATCGCTTGCCTATATACAAGTTGTAAGTTTGATTTAGCAAGGAAGGAAACGAGATGGGAATGATGATTTTGGCAATGGGCTTGGCGGCATACGCCTGGTTCGCCTACCAGCCCCGCCCCCGTTTCGCATTTGCAGTAAGTGAGGCGCGGTTGCGCCAGGACGCCCGTTACGCAGTATGGGCAAACAACATGGAAGGAGCTTAATCATGTTACCAGCATTACGTTACCAAATTGAGAACTACGCAAATCGTTACGCCGAGATGGTTCACAACGGTGAGGACGCAACTCAGTTAGCCGCAGAGCGCTACGGTCGCTTGTTGGGTTTGTGCTGGGCTTACCGTGAGTTGGCCAACCCTAACGCCCCCGCTGTTCGTGGCATGGTAGAGCGTGAGATCGAGGCCGCCCAGGTTCGGTTGGGTTACATCGACGAAGAAGGTTACGCAGTAGAAGGAGCCGCATAATGGCAAACGACTTACGAGATTTTTACAAGGCAATCGGAGACGCCCGGGAAGTCATGCGAAAGCTTTTAGATTTGCATGAGCAGTTGCAAGACATCCAGAGAGATTACGATGCGGGTGAGATTCCCCCAGATCACAAGCGGGACAACTACTTTCAGGACTGTGGGTTAGCAGTCAATAACGCGGTCTTGGATTGTATGCATCATATCAAATACGCAATGGAAGGAGATCAGTAAATGAAACGGAATATGCGTTATGCTTACAATGCACTGAAAAAAATCGGTTGCCCAGTGATCGATCACGGCGAGGAGAACTTTTACATCAGCGCCGAGAACAACGTCAAAGAGATCTGGGCTGACTATTACATGATGGGCATGGGTGGCACCTTTGTCGATGACTTCGGAGTGAACCAGCGGATCAATCGGATCTTGGATCAGTACGGCCTGTTTGCCGAGTGGCAGAACCCAGGTTGCCTAGCCGTTTGCGAAGCTTAACCAGGAGGGCGCCATCGATAAAATCAAACTCATAGCAAACGGAGTAGCGGCGGATCTGACGCTGCTCCACGAAAATGACCTGGCTATCCTGGTCGAAGGCAAAGCAAGCACCGCCTGGATACCAAAGCTTGCCATCGATGATCACGGACACAT